TAAGGATATTGGTAATTCCTTTTCTAATACTTTAGGAACTTCTGTCGGCAGTAAAAGCATTGTAGACCAATATGGGAACGCTTTTAAGACAATACAAATGGAATCTGCAAAGTTTAGCAAATCAACTACAAGTGGATTTACATCTGCAACTGTAGCAGCTAAAGACCACGCTAAATCTGTCAAAGATGTTGCTAAAGAATACAACGTCATGGGTTCTGAATTTCAAAGAAGAGTTGGATGGTTCACAAGTGGTGCTTTGTTTTACGGTGCATTAAAAGGCGCAAAAGAAGCGGTGTCAACTATAGCCGAAGTTGAAATGGGTATGGTTGAAATTGCAAGAGTTATGGAAGATAGCACTTTTGTATTTGAAAACTATCGAGACGAATTATTGAAATTAGGCGTTGATTATGGACAATCTTTTGAAACAGTCCAACAGATAGCTTTAAGGTGGGCGCAATCAGGTTATAATGTTGCGGACAGTTTAGAACTTGCAAAGACTTCCCTGTTGGCTTTAAATACTGCCGAATTAGATGCTAAAAATGCAACTGAATCAATGATTGGTATTATGGCACAGTGGCAATTACAAGCCGAAGAATTGGCTTTAGTAATGGATAAAATTAACCTAACTGCGGATAATTATTCAATTACAAGCCAAGATTTAGTTGATGGTTTATTGCGGTCAAGTGGTGCTGCAAGAAATATGAACATGACATTAGATGAAACCATCTCATTATTAACTGTTATGCGTGAAGCAAGCGGTAGAACGGGTAGAGAAGTGGGTAAAATAGTTGCCCCCTATAAGAGAAATCTTATATGGAAAAATGCTTTAAATTCAGGGAAACTCCAGAAGTGGACAATCGTGAGCCAAGCCGCTTAAAGCGGAAGGTGCAGAGACTATAATAAGCACATCTGTAAAGATGAAGGGATAGTCCGAACTGTGTATATAACTTTGTAATGAAAACACAGAAGCAAGCAGAAATGACTTGCTCCTACCTTATTTGGTAGAGTAACAATATGAACGCTCTCAACTCTATTATATCGTATATCCAAAGACCTACAGCCATTAATACATTGGAATCTCTTGGCATAAATATGTTCACTGACGAAGCTAAAACACAATTTAGAAACGTAATGGATATATTCAAGGACATTGCTTCTCAATGGAAAACTTCAAGCGATGTAATAAAAGATGGTTTTGTTCAATCCGCAGACGAAGCAGGATTATTCAACGAAGAACTTGCTACAGCATTAGGATTGCAAGAAGAATGGAACGATTTACAACAAAGAGATATTGCACAAGCATCCGCAGGCGTTTATCGTAGAAATTACTTTATAGGAATGATTGAAAGACTTTCAAACGCTCAAGGTGTACTTAATGGCATGATGGACGCAGCAGGCTATTCAATGCGTGAAAATGAAAGAACCATGGACACGCTTGAAAAGAAATATCAGTCATTGAAAACTTCTGCTGAACAATTAGCTGTCGCTTTAGGTGACGCTGGATTGTTAGACCTATTGAAAGATATAGTTGACGCAGGAACAAATGTTACAAGTGCAATTGCGGGCGTTGATGATGAAATGAAAGCATTATTGACAACTGCTTTGGAATTAATTGCTGTTATCGGTTCGATAAAAGCTATTAGCGGATTGTTTACTGATAAGAATTTATTATTAGGTGCTGGAGCTTTATTGCCCGGATGGACAAAACTACTTGTTATCGTACCGAGTGTTATTGCTGCGATTTCCTTATATGCAAACAATTTAAAAAATACAGATACAGTAGTTAGAGATTTTACCGAACGCAAAGACAAGCTAACTAAAAGTTATGAATCCGCAATAAAAGCAATCGAAGAAACCAAAAATAGTATGCTTGGCGAGGCTAAAACTGCCGAAATATTAGCTGAAAAGTTAGAAGAACTAACTCAAAAAGAAGAATTAAATGTCGCTGAAAAAGAACAGCTAAAAGTTGTCGTAGACCAATTAAATGACATTTTCCCGGATTTAAGTTTGGCTATTGATGAACAGACAGGCAAGATTATCGGCAATACTACCGCTATTTACGACAATATTGCAGCTTTAAGAGAACAAGCTTTAGCGCAAGCATATAAAGCTAAGATGCAAGCTACTGCAAATGCTTATGTTGAACAGGAAATTGAGCTTGAAAAAGTAAGAAAACAAATCAGGGAAACGCAAGGTGAAATATATGCATCACAAGGCAAACAAACACAAGCAGAATTAAATGCACAAGCTGAAATTGACGCATTAAGAGAAAAAGGCTATAGTAAGCGAACTTTAACGATTAAAGAAAATGCTATAAGAAAGAAATACGGAATTACTGACGCTAAAATGGATATCAATAAGGCTTACGATACCTTGAATTCTTTAAAGACAATGGAAGCTGAATATGCGAGTGTATTAGAAGGTTTAGACGCAGAATTAGAAGGTTGGATGGAAAAAGTAGTTGAAACAACTTCTAATTTAGGTGGAAATGATTATGTCCCAACTACTCCAAGCGGTACGGGTGGTGGCGGCGGAACGGCAAGCGGAAGTTACAGAAATACAGCTTTAGAAAACGCTCTAAAAGTCCTTGATTACAAGCGATACATTAACGAACTAACTCTTGAAGATGAACTCAAAATGCTGTATGAAATCAAGGCTAACCATGTTAATACTGCTGACGAATTAATGGATATTAACAAGCGTATTTATACTGCTGAACAAAAGTTACTTGACGAAAAGAAAAACAGTTACAAGCTTGAAGAAGATAATATCCAACACTTAGCAAAATTAGGTGTTTATAGCGTTGAACAGCAAATAGAAGCTTACAGAGAACTTTATTCCGTAAAAGCCGAATCTCTTGCAGACGAACAAAGTAGGGTTGAAAATTTATTTAACCTTTACAAGCAATTACTTTCAGAAGAACAGAGAAAAATTAAAGATGCTTATAATGAAAGAATTGACTTAATTGACGAAGAAGCTAAACGGAAGAAAGAAAACCTTGAAGATGAAAAGAAAGCTATTCAAGAACAATTAGACTTGCTTGACAGAAAAGATAACGAGCGAAGTTATAAACAGACAATGCAAGGTTTGCAAGACGAGCTTAAATATTGGAGCGTTCGAACTTCCGAAGAAGCAAGGAAAAAGGTCATTGAAATTCAGGAACAGATTGAAGAAGAAAAGTATAAGCACGAGCTTGAAAAGCAGAAACAAAGCTTACAGGATAAAATTGACGTATTAGACGATGAAATAGACGAAGTTGAAAGAGTGGCCGAAGAAGAAAAAAAGAAATGGGAAAAGTCTTATAAGCAGATTGAAAAGGCATTCGATACTCATAGCACAAATATAGTAGCTTTAGCGGGTGCAATGTCAAAAGAAGCTTACCAGGAATGGGTTAATAATTATTTAGTACCTTTACAGGGTGCTTTATCTTCTGGAAACTATGATATGTTTGATAGTTTTACAGGTAGTTTAGGTGGTTCGATTGATAAGTTAGACTCAAGAAATTCAATTAATGCACAGATTTATCAAGCAGCTAAGTCGATATTAAGCCTTAAAAAACAATGGACTGATGGTGATGCTTCTGCTGCTCAAAAGGCTACTCAATATTATAATCAACTAAGAGGGTTAGGCGGTAAAGGACAAACTGTAGCCGACATCCTTAATGCAAGTAATTATGAGGAGGCAATGAGATATGTAAGCAATTTACCTAAATTCCATGATGGCGGAAAGGTGCTTTCTGACGGGAGACTTATTGCAAAAAAAGGAGAATTAATATTAACTCCTGACCTGTCGATAAAAATGGAAAGTCTGTTGAACTTTTTAAGAGGCAGTACAACATTTAACAAAACATCAACATCGAATGCTTATGACAATCGAAAAGAAGTTAAAATTGACAGATTGGTTAATATCGAACGTAACATCATGGAAGATGAAGTTGACAGCGATATGTTTGCGAGAGAAATAAATAGATTAGTAAAATCAATAATTTAAGAGGGGCGAAAGAGCAGTATAAAATATTGCTCTTTTTTATTCTGTCTCTACGACGTTAAACAATGGGGTGGTCTATGAATGAATGGATAAAAGAATATTGGATAAAGGCTTTGTTTGGCGGTTTAATAAGCTGTTTTGGAGCGTTGACTATATGGATTAAAAAGAAATTTAAACGTTCAGAAGCGGTTGAAAAAGGTGTACAGGCATTGCTTAGAAACGAGATTATTAAAGAATATAATCACTGGTTAGAAAAAGAATATTGCCCTATTTACGCAAAAGACAATATTAAAAATATGTATACGCAATATCATGGATTGGGTCAAAATGGTGTAATTGATAAAGTTTATGAGGAAATTTTAGATTTACCAACGGAAAAACCAAAAATAGAAAAGGAGAGATAAAATGGACATAGAATTATTAAAAGAATTTGTTAAACCAGAATTATTAGTTTTAATACCTGTATTGTATTTAATCGGGGTTGCTATTAAAAGTACATTGTTAATTAAGGACAAGTTTATTCCACTTACATTGGGTTTAGTTGGTATAGCTTTATCTGTACTATGGATATTAGCAACGGAAACTATTACAGGTAACCAACATATTTTTATGGCTATCTTTACAGCAATAACACAAGGTGTATTATGTGCGGGTGCAAGCGTGTATGTAAATCAACTAATTAAACAATCGCTTAAAAAGGAATAGTGATTCGTTAACTGAAAATGTAGGGAAAATAGAAAAAACAATAGTAATCGAAATGAAGAATAAAATAGATTCAGAAATTGCGAAAGTGGGGTTGAAGTGAGTAGATGAAAATACAAGGTACCAACATATCCATGATTCGTGGAGATAGTGAAGCAATAAAAGTATCATGTAGAAATGAAAGTGGAGTTGATATTCCTTTAGTTGAAGGTGATATTGTATATTTTACAGTTAAGAGAAGTACCAACACAGAAGAAAAAACATTACAAAAGATTGTAACTGAATTTACTGATGGTGTTGCATTGATTACTATATTTCCAAAGGATACACGAGAATTAAAAACAGGTATCTACTATTATGATATACAACTTAACAGGGCAAATGGACAAGTTAAGACCATTATTCCACCTTCAAAATTCACTATTAATGCGGAGGTGACGTATGAATAATATAATAGGAACCATAGAAGACAATTCAATGGAAGTAATAGTAGAAATACAAGGTTCAGGCCCTAAAGGTGAGAAAGGCGACCCTGGTGAAAAAGGTGAGAAAGGCGACCCTGGAGAAGTTGACTATACTATTTTAGATTTAAAAGCTGATAAGACTTATGTAGACAGTCAAGATGCACTTAAAGCAGACAAGACTTACGTAGATAGTAAGGTGCAAACTGAT